ACATTGAATCAGTAATTGGTAATCAATATAAATCTAAAGCTAACGACGGTACACAGTACTATGTCAATACGGTCGGAGAATATGTTAATAAGTCCAACTACATTACAGTAAAACGAGACTCAGTACGACAAACATTAGATTACTTAGGTAACGATGGATTAATTAGAGTAGCAGCTTCTACTGGATCTTTACCAACAGCACAAATAGGAGCATTTGTAAGTGCAACCGGAGTTAACGTTTCAGCTACACAAGCACATAACAAATATTTCGGTGACATAGACAATGTAGGAACACAAGGTCTTGTTGGAACAAATTATGCAAATGCTATCTCAATTCTAGGAAACCAAGATGAGTATGTATTTAATATTGTATCTGCACCAGGTCTTTTATACGAATTCGGAACACACAAAGATCAATTAGATTCAATTATCTCTTTAGCAGAATCAAGAGGTGATAATATCGCAGTAGTAGATTTACAGAACTACGGAGCAAACGTAACAGATGCTACAACAACAGCTAAGACAGTTAATTCTTCTTACGCAGCAAGTTACTGGCCTTGGTTACAGACTCAATCAGCTACAGGTAAAAACGAATGGATACCAGCATCAGTTGTTATCCCAGGAGTATACGCCTTTACAGATGGAGCAGCAGCACCATGGTTTGCACCAGCAGGTCTTACTAGAGGAGGATTAGGAAATGTAATCCAAGCAGAAAGAAAATTAACAAGAACACAAAGAGACACATTATATAGTGCTAACGTTAACCCAATCGCTACATTCCCAGGAAGTGGTATATCAGTATTCGGTCAAAAGACTCTTCAAAAGAAGAAATCAGCGTTAGACAGAGTTAATGTTAGAAGATTGCTTATTGAACTTAAAAAATTCTTAGGAGATACAGCTAAAACTTTAGTATTCGAACAGAATACAATAGCAACTAGAAATAGTTTCTTAGCTACAGTAACACCCTTCTTAGAATCAGTTGTTCAGAGACAAGGATTGTATGCATTTAGAGTTGTAATGGATGACAGTAATAATACGTCAGACACTATCGACAGAAATCAATTAATTGGACAAGTATTTATTCAACCAGCTAAAACAGTTGAATTCGTAGTACTAGACTTTACAATTGAACCAACAGGAGCAACTTTCTCAGCATAATTTAAAAGTCGAATATTTATAATAAACAAACAATAAAATGGCAGTACTAGATCCTAACGAAATAATGTTTAAAGCCTTCGAACCGAAGGTACAAAACAGATTTATCATGTATATTGATGCAATTCCATCATTCATGATTAAAAATGTAACAGCTCCTTCTTTTACCGATGAAGAGGTAAAATTAGACCACATGAACTCTTATAGAAAGATAAGAGGGAAAAGAAGCTGGGAAAATATGGACTTGACTCTATATGATCCAATAACACCTTCTGGAGCACAAGCAGTAATGGACTGGGCTCGTTTATCTTACGAATCTGTAACAGGAAGAGCAGGATACTCAGATTTCTACAAAAAAGATTTAACACTTAACATACTAGGCCCTGTAGGGGATGTAGTTAGCGAGTGGGTAATCAAAGGAGCTTTCATAGTTAATATGGCACAAGGTTCTTTCGATTGGGCAACATCTGATGTAGCTGAATTATCAATTACAGTTGCAATGGATTACTGTGTATTGAATTACTAAAATTAAGTTTACTACCATTATATATAAAGAAGCTCTACTAACGTAGGGCTTTTTTTTTGGTTTATAGTTGGTTCTAAAGTTTTTTTTTCTTATATTTATATTTATAACAGTTATAACTAAATAAATTTATGTCACAAACAAACAAATTTCCAAGTGAAATTGTAGAGTTACCATCAAAAGGTTTACTTTATCCTCAAGACTCACCTTTAGCATCCGGAAAGCTAGAGATGAAGTATATGACTGCAAAAGAAGAGGATATTCTTACTAATCAGAACTTTATAGAAAGAGGAGTCGTAATTGATAAATTACTTCAAGCTCTTATTGTAGATAAGAAAGTAGAATACAATACATTATTGATAGGGGATAAAAATGCTCTATTAATTGCAGCACGTATTTTAGGTTACGGTAAAGAGTACGAATTTTCATACGGTAACGGTAAAGAACTTATTGACTTATCACTGCTTAATAATAAGACAGTAGATGAAACTCAGTTCAAAGACGGTAAGAATGAATTCGAATGGACAGCACCAGCTACCGGTACATCAATTAAGTTTAAACTCTTAACTCACGGTGATGAACAAAAAGTTCAAACTGAAGTTAGAGGTCTACAGAAAATCAACAAAGAATCATCAGCTGAATTATCAACTCGTTTAAAGTATATGATATTAGCTGTAGATGGAAGCGAAGAAACTAAAGAAATTAGAGAATTCGTTGATAATCGATTTTTAGCTAGAGATTCAAGAGAGTTTAGAAAACATATAGAAAAGATATCACCAGACGTTGATATGACTTTCTACCCAAAAGACGTAGAGGAGGGCGTGTCGATACCAATCGGCGTTACATTTCTTTGGCCTGACGCAAACATATAGGGTAAACTTCTATAATCAAGTACATGAGATAGTATTTCATGGAAAAGGAGGATATGATTGGGATACTGTTTTTAATATGCCTATATGGCTACGTAAGTTTACATTCCAGAAAATACAAGAGTATTATGAGAAGGAAGCTGAGGCTTCTAACTCTAAAGGAACCAACTCACAATCAATGCCAACAGGACCAAATATTAAAGCACCATCTTATAGTACAAAGGCTTCTAATTAATAGAGGCCTTTACTATTTATAATAAAGCAACCCGCTAAATGGCATCCGAAGAAGAGAAAAACCAAAAGGAGATAAATAAGGCAAAACAGCAAGGCAATGTCTATAGTGATAAAGCTGTGCAAATTGCTGCCTTACTTACTAATGAAAGTAGAACCCTTAATGAAGCATTAAGAGATACTCTTGGTATACGTACTCGTCAAAACGATTTCGATAAAGCCTTACTGAAAGTAGCCAAACAAATCACAGCTTCATCTGAAGCAAATTCCTTAGCTTTAGGACGTTCAGGAGATATAAGTAAAGCAATATATAAAGACGAGTTACTTGTACTTGATGCTAAACGTGAACTTGCAATAGCATCTGCAGATGTTGGTACAATACAACAGGGAATAGCAGAAAAACTTGTAAAAGCTAACAATCATGCATTAGAGACTTCTAAGAAAATAGAAGATAGTTTATTAGCTCAAAAAGACCTTTCCGGAGAAGCACTAGAAAAGAGTAAAGAAGCTATCGCTCAGGATAAAGTTAAACTTGCTAATATCGAAAATGAAGTAGCAAAGAAAAGTCAGCTTCTCGATACAGATGGAGAAAGGTACGCAATAGCTATCCAGCTTGTAGATCAATCACAAAAGAATTTAGCATCTAAAGATAAAGAATTAGATCTTCAAAAATCCATAAACGTTAGTATGGGTTCTACAGGAGCATTAATAAAAAGTGCAAAAGGGATGATGGACCAGTTAGGTATGTCCTCTCTTGGTAATTTCCTTAATGTAGATAAAGCAAACGAAGAACTAAAAGAACAGGTTGACTTAATAGAAAGAGCAGAAGCAGCAGGAGAACCTATGCCCGAAAGGTATAAGGGTATGAACAAAAGCCAGGCTTTACTAAATGCTAAACAATCAGCATATAACAATTTAATACAGGGAGCCGTAAAAGGAGCATTCTCTTTAGAAGCAGTATTAGGTTTTGTATTCAAAAGTATATTAGCTGGGTCAGATCAGATGGCAAGGTTGCAGAGGTCAACAGGTATGACCTATAAAGCAGCTTACCAGTACCAAAATGAATTAAAATCAGCAGCTATAGCTTCGGGTAATAACTTTATTACCACAGAGAAGTTATTAAAAGCACACAGCATGATAACCAAAGAGATTGGGATGTCTGCTGCTATACTTAAGGGTGAATCTTTAATAAGTGCTACAAACCTTTCTGAGAAGGTAGGATTAGCAGCAAATGAAGCTGCACGACTAGTGACAATGGCTGAATTAACTGGTCAAAGCTCAGAAGGAATGCTTGACAATATGGGGAAACAACAAACCTCATTGAATAAGCAGAATAAAACTATGTTCTCTTTAAGGGATATGATGGAAGCAGTTGCTTCTGCCTCTATGGCGACTGTTTTGACATTAGGTAAATCTTCTAAAGCATTATTAAGCGCAGCAAATGCGGCAAAACAATTAGGTACTGATATAGCAGGAGTAGAGAAGATAGCAGATTCTTTATTAGACTTTGAATCTTCTATTGAAAACGAATTGCAAGCTCAGTTACTAACAGGTAAAAATTTAAACCTAACTAAGGCAAGAGAATTAGCTTTAGCTGGAGATTTAGAAGGAGTAGCAAAAGAAGTAGGTAAACAAGAGGCAATTAAAACTGCATTTGCCACTAAAAACGTAATTGCACAAAAAGCTGCAGCTAAAGCACTCGGACTATCTAGAGAAGAGTTAGCTAAAATGACATATCAGCAAGAACTATTAGAATTAGGAGCTAGTAGGTTTAAAGATAGATACGGAGAAGTTGCATACAACAGCTTAAAAGCACAATCAGCACAGGATAAGTTTAATGACTTAATAACTAAAGCAACAGGTATACTTGGTGACCTATTAGGAATTTTTTCTCCTATAATAGATGCAATAGCATGGATAGCTAGTAACCCATTCGCTGGACCTATATTAGCAGCTGTAATAGCAGCCAAAGCACTGAACATGAATTTCATGGGAAGTATTAAGTCTATGGGATCAATGGTGGGCTCTGCTAAAAAATTAGGAGCTTCATTAGTATCTGCATTTAAAGCACCAGGATCAACTTTAAAGAGTCTTGGAGATAAAATGAAAACCTCTTTTGGAGAAGGTAAAGATGGACTAGCAAGCAAAGCATCCGATAAGACGAAAGCTCTCCAGTCAAAAACTAAAGGTGCTAAAGGACAAGGACCAAAAGGATTCTTAAAATCACTTGGTGACGGTTTAGCCTCTATTGGTAAACAATTTGGGGACGTAGTTAAAGGAGCATTAGCATTAGGAATAGCAGGAATATCAATAGGAGGATCTTTTGCCTTGGCATTAAAAATGGTAGAAAAAGTTGACCCTAAAACTATGTTAGCTTTCGCTACCTCAATAGGTATATTCGGAGGTTCCTTAGCATTAGTAGGTAAACAAGCAAATAATGCTATAAAAGGAGCAGTTGCTATGGGTATTATGGGAGTAGCACTTATACCGGCAGCATACGCATTTAGTTTATTAGAGAAGACAGATCCAAAAGCAATAGCCACATTAGCAGGTACTTTACTCGTACTTGGAACTGGAGCAGCCATTTTAGGAGCACTCTCAGCTAATATTATAGCAGGAGCAGGAGCAATAGGCATACTAGGTCTAGCTATGGTACCAGCAGCATACGCATTTAGTTTATTAGAAAACGTAGATACAGGTAAACTAATAGCATTCTCTATAGCATTACCCCTATTAGGATTAGCAGCAGCAGGATTAGGGATGTTATCACCATTTATATTGGCAGGAGCAGGTGCCTTAGCAGTTCTAGGAGCTGCAATGATACCGGCAGCTGTGGCATTTAATATAATGGCTAAGGCTGATCTAGAAAAAATAGCAGCAGGCTTAACAGGAATAGCATCAGTAGGTCCACAACTTGCATTAGCCGGTATTGGGATGGTTGCATTAGGGGGTGGAGCAGCAGTATTAGGTTTAGCATCACCTATGTTATTAATCGCAGCAACGGCCTTAGGAGCAATAGGGTTAGCAGCACAATTAGCTTCTACTTCTAACTTACAAGATATAGCAGCTAACTTAGTACAGTTAGGAACAGCTGGCCCTGGTTTAATAGCAGCAGGAGTCGGCTTATTTGCAGTAGCAGGCGGAATCACAGCATTTGCCTTAGCAATGTCTATAGCTTCAGCAATAGGAGGCATATCCTCTCTATTTGGAGGTGGTATGATGTCAGATATATCTCAATTAGCAGCAATGGCAGAACCATTAGCTACAGTTGGAACAGCATTAGGAGCAATAGCATTAGGAGTATTAGGTTTATCTACGGCATTATCTAGTTTAGATATAAGTAAGATAAGTGCATTAAATGGCTTAATGCTTACAACAGCAATAGCAGCACCAATGGTCGCCGCAGCAGGTGCCATTACAGGTGTAGTAGAGAGTATAACAGGAACAGGAGAAGAATCGAAGAGCGACAGTGATTCAAAGTTAGTCGCAAAGATAGACGAACTTATCTCAGCAGTAAAACAAGGAGGAGACGTATATTTAGATGGTGGTAAAGTAGGAACTTCATTATTATTATCAACATATAAATCTGCTTAATATTTATAATCAAACAATTAAATTAATAAACATGGGAATCAAATCAAACCAATTAGCTTCACCTCTAGGATTAAAAGGTGAAACACCAACAAACAGACCAGGAGCTTCAGCAGCAAACGATATTCGTTATAATCTGGAAAAAGGAACTGAAATTAACAACTCACCACTAAATGTGAAGTCTGACAATTTACAGGGTTCAAAATACAATCAAGCAAAGCCTTACACTAACCCAGAAGGATAAGGAGTTAACTTATGGCATTAGTCGAATTAAAGACAGATTTAAAGTCTCTTAAGAACAGTACCTTTGGAGCAAAGGATCTTTTAGTTGGGAAGGATATTAACGATCCACCTAATTCGAAGGGTCTTATGATGCAAGTTACTCGCAGAGTAGATGACTTAGTTCGACATACAAAGCTTTTAGGAAGAAAAGAAGGTCTTAAATTTCTCGGTAATCAAGCCTTACTAGCCCAGACTAACCTAAAGCAGAAAATAAAGCAAGGTAAGAAGGACGGTAACCTGGGCGAGGTTATGAAAGATCAAGCAATCCTTACCGGTATTAATACAGTAGCAGGAACCGCTTCAATTTTAGCTCAAATACCAGTTAATGGAACCGGTACTCACCTCATAAGAGGATTTGGAGGAAATAGCTACTTAAAACCTTCAGGAGATCCATCAGGAATTAATGGACTTGTAGCAGGAATGTCAAGCTTAGCTGGTGGAACCGGTAATACGGTAAATGCCGCTGTAAATTCTTTAAACGGTGAACTATCAATACCGGATACTGGAGCTTGGTCAGGAATACAAGATTATAATACTAAAAATTCTGGAGAAGACCGTGTTAAAAGTATTTTAAAAACTAAACACGAAGAAAATCCATCTCCTTTGGGAGATGCTATTACGGAAGTAAATAATCCAAGCGGACAGTGGAATTATCTTGGTGAAGACGATATTGATAATGAAAAAACTAAAGTTCGCTCTACAGTAGTACTAGAAGGAGGTAAAATAACTTTAGATAAAGACAAAATATATAGTAAACATTACTTTGACGGTAGAACTAGAGTAAGCGGAGGAATTCCTTCGAAAGGGGCAAAAGGTGGTAATACAGTTGTAAATAAATTCCCAGAAGATGAAATGGGACAACTTAATCTTGAAGAAGCTAAGATAAACAATAACGTAGATCAGCAAACAGAAGAAAAAAGGGTACTCCGAACAAGCGCAAAACTAAAAGCTAATTACGAAACATACGAAATTGATGGCAAAGCTATAGGAACTACAAGCAACCCAATCACTTTATCTAATCCAGGTAAAACAAGATTAGGAGCTGATGGTAAAATTTCAGATACTGAAGATAGACCAGACGTTATACAAAGTCAAGCAGTACTTACAGAAGCATTAGGCGTAGACAAGCAAGATTTAATACCTTTTGAATTTAATACCTTTACCCCTGGCAATGTCGGAGGAAAGTTCTTATATTTTAGAGCATTGTTAGATGGATTTTCGGATAATTACGCTGGAGATTGGACTGGTACTAAGTATGTAGGTAGAGGAGAAGAGTTATATACGTATAATGGGTTTAAAAGAGACATATCATTTGATTTCAAAGCAGCAGCTTTTTCAAAAGCAGATATGGTACCTTTATATGATAAATTAAATGCTTTAGTAGGAGCAACAGCACCGACTTATGGCAATGGATTATTTATGCAAGGAACATTTACTAAAATTACAGTAGGAGACTACCTTAAGAAAGTACCCGGTATCATTAGATCAGTTGGATTAACTTGGGATAAAGGTACACCTTGGGAGATAGAAGGAGATTTAAGAGTACCTCATATGTTAAGCGTAAGCATAGCATTTACACCGATACATAACTTTGTTCCTCAGGAAGGAAGTAAATATATAGGATAATATGGCAAATAGATATAATAGGTTAGAGCAATTACATACTTCAAGCGGTAGACGATACCGTATCAACGCCGTATATCCAGAAATCACTGAATCAGCAGAAGATACTTATATTATTACAACAGGAGGAGACAGGTATGATAGCTTAGCTCAAAAGTTTTATAACGACCAGTCATTATGGTGGGTAATTGCTATGGCAAATAACTCAAAAAAGGATGGATTAATTGTAAAACCAGGAATACAACTACGCATACCGGCAGATGGACCAGGAGCTAAAGATGCATTTGACCTTTTAAATGAAACTAGATAATGGCAAAACAAGTTTTTGGATCTGGCCTTGACTCTAGAGTAGCAAAACAAATTGGGGTTAGAGAAGCAGTATTCGCAAAAAAAAATAGTAGAACAACCACCGATATAGCATTCCTTAATGGGAGCACTGCTTGGGTGAGGTTAAGTTCTTCTGTTAATACTTTAGATAGTTATACACCATCCCCACAAGAACAAGGAACAGCAAGTCAAGCATCCTGTAATGAAGGAGAAAAGAATCTTGCAAACAGTCTAATATTATTTGGAGGAACATTAACACCAGAGCATAAGTTGAGAGCAGGTTTTGGAAACGAATCGTCTACTAGTACTTCAAAATCAGCTTACCATAAGTCTAAATCAACAGGTTTTAGACCTATGCCCGGTATAACTTCTATTTCAGTAGCATCCAAAGGAGAATTCGGATCTTTAAAAGAGTCTAATATTAAACTTAAAGTATGGTCCAGAGAAGATCTAGACGATATGGATAGAGTATATTTCAGAGTAGGTTATTCAGCTCTATTAGAATTTGGCCATTCTGTGTACCTTAGTAATCAAGGAGAGATTCAAACAATATCTAAGAAAGTAGGAGTAGACAGTTTCTTTTCTTCTAATTCTTCCGAACAAGTAGTTACGGAAATAGATAATATGAAAAAGAAATACGATTTCAATTATGAAGCATTATTTGGATTCGTTACTAATTTTTCTTGGACTTTAAATAGTGATGGTAGTTACGATTGTTCTATTAAATTAGTTTCAAAAGGAGTTATTATAGAAGCATCAAAAGAAACTACTACTGTATCTCAAGAGGTAAAAGAAAAACAAGATGAACAAAAAGCAGAAGCAGATACACAGAAATTAAAATCTCTTCTACATTATATATTATACCAGGTTGAAGGCTGGACTATACTAGGACCTGTTAGTAATTTAGGAGAAGTTTTTACCCTATCTGAAAATGAACAGCTAAAAGGTAAAGTTAATAGGTTAAATGAACCATTCGCTGGATCTTCAGTATCAGTAGGGACAGGTAACTATATGTTTACTAGAGCATTTTATAATGACCGTATCTCGATTAAGTACGTTAGGTTAAACTTTTTATTAAAAATGCTTAATGCATTTGTTATGGTTAAAGACAAAACCGGTCAAACAATTTGTGGATTTGAAGAAGACAGTGTAGAACCTTATACAACATACCCCGGTCACTTTACATGTGATCCATTAGCTGTGTTGATACCTAAAACTAGTACTACTCACGGGTATGCTAAATTTGAAAAAGACGGTGTACACGATGGAATATGCTCAAGCTCAGCAGGAGGAACAGACCATATTGCTAATATTTCTATTAGTACCCATGTACTTAAGGACTTATTAGACCAAATGCTTGATTCACCTCCAGAACCAGGAACAGGTATATTTGAATTTATGGAAAAAGTACTTTCCACAATTAACTTTGCTTTAGGAGGTATTAATAACCTTTCTATTTTTTACGATGATGTAACTCAATTACATAAGATTATAGATAAAACAGCACCAGGGTTAGTAAAAGGGGGAAAAACAGCTCCAAAAATCAATATATCAGGATTAGGAGCAACCGTACTTGACGTTTCAGTTAATAGTGAAATAACAAGTGAAATGTCTAGCATGGTAGCAATTGCAGCACAAGCCGGAACAGGGAAGTATAAAGCTAACTTACAAAACATACTTGCCTGGAATAGAGGATGTATAGATAGACACCATACTTTTAAAGCAACCGGTGATACAGGTAATAGTTCAACAGATACAGAGACACAAGAAAGAGAAGTACCATTTGGAGAAAGATTTAAGGAGGCCTGGGAAAAGATAAACAGTACGACTGGTGATATTAACCCGGAAATATGGAGTACTCTAAAATCAGAAGCTCAAGATGTAATTTTAGCCGGTTTAAGAAAAAATAAATTTTCATCTAGTATCCCCAATACTATACCAATGCCTATTTCACTTAATATTAAATTATTAGGTATAGGAGGCTGGAAAGTAGGTCAGTGTTTTAAATTAGATTCTAGTATTATACCGTCACAGTATAAGGAATGGGGGTTTTTGATAGTAAAAGCAGATCAGGAGATTGGCACAGATAATAAATGGGTAACTACGATTGCAGGAAAAATGTTTAAACTATAAGTAATGTACATACCAAAACACAAACTTAAAGTAGGGGGAAAAGTACCCGGTAAATTGATCGACATGGTTACAGGTCGTCAGTTCCTAGGCAAGTATGTTCAGGGCCCAGACAAGAAGTATTACAAAGGAACCGAGATTACAAGCAAATCAGTAGAATTAACACTACAGAAGGATAAGTCTGCAGAAGAAAAAGCACTCGGAATTAGTACAGTACATGTAACTCCTTCAGCAGCAGATTATACGAAAGGGATATTTGTAAGGTACTTTGTAAAAGATTCAAGACTAAATAGAGTAGTTGAGGTAGATAAGCCTAAATACGTAGAACAAAGAAAAGCAGGTAAACTATACCGTAGAACATTAAAAGTAGCATGGTATATCACAGGAGACCCTGAAGATCAAACAATTAAAGGATATGTATATCCAGGATTAAAGAAAAAGAATCAAGACGTAATAAATAAAGCAGAAATAATCCTATCAGGAATTGGTAAGCAAGTACTTACTGATACATCTCAATTTGTAAAAAAGTAGGAAAGAGTAGTTTATTCAGTTTTTAATTCTTATATTGTACTAAAGGTTATAATAAGTGTTTTATATAATAGAAGAAGAAACTAAACTTGAACGTTTAGAACGGTTGATGAAGATAGGAGTATATGTAGATATAATCTCCTCTAATGACTTATACCACCCTAAACTAGCTACTACAGTAGCAGTCTACATAAGAACTTTAAGTAGTAAGCACGGATTTATAATTCCTATTAATCACGATGAGGGTATTAGTGTAGCTAAAGACCGTATCTACAAGGTTTTAAAATCTGCCGATAAACTATATACATTAGATAAGAAGAAGTTGTTATACCACTTTAATTTACAGGCAGCAATAGATCTTTCACTGCTTTACTCTATGACTAAATTTAATAAATTAGAGTATACTAGAGAAAATAATACACTAAACTATTTTTATAATAAATTTAGCGACTTCCCTAATATAAATCAACTCATACCTATATCAAAATTACATGAGTCCTGTGAAAAAGTATTTAATCAAGTTAAGCATGTTATCGATACTGAAATACCTTCTGGTTTTGAGTTTTATAACAATACAGCAACTAATGTATTCTACCTATTAGAACAAAGCGGAATCGGAGTACACTACCAAGACTTTAAAGATAACTTCAAACCCCGTAATCCACTATATAATATAAAAGACGATGTAGCCCTTACATCCTATAATCTATATAACTCTACTTCTAGACCTACAAATGCATTTAATAGTGTAAATTTTGCAGCAATACCAAAAGCAGATGAATATAGAAAGTGTTTTAAACCGCAGAACGATAAATTTATAGAGTTCGACTTCGACGGATATCATTTAAGACTCCTCTCAGAACAGATAGATTATGAGTTAACCGCTGAATCAGCACATAAACAGTTAGCAAAGCATTACTTCGGTACAGAGGATATTTCTGATGAACAGTACTTAGAAGCAAAACAGATTAACTTTCAAGCGATATATGGAAAAATTCCACCTGAACATAAAGGGTTAGATATCTTTAAACGTATACAGGAGTATATTGATAATATGTGGGCAACATACGAAAAAGACGGAGTAGTATATAACCCAGTATCAAATAAACCTTTTACAAAGGAACTAAAAGAAATGCATCCTGCTAAGTTAATGAACTATATGATGCAAAGTTTGGAGACCTCAAGAAATATTCTTATATTAAAAGAAGTATTCAGATACTTACAGAATAAAAAGACTAAAGCAGTTCTCTATACTTACGACTCTATACTATTTGACTTCAGTGAAGAAGACGGAGAAGAGTTTATGGAAGAGATAAAAGAAATACTTCAGACCGGGGAAAAGTACCCGATTAAATTTAAATTTTCAAAAGACCTATGTTTATAGAAATAACAAATATTTATACGAAATGGTAAGTGCTCTAAAATCACAATTTGATTACGACATCGAACCGCTATATATAAATGACGATATGAGTAACAAATTATTCTGTACCTTTGCTACGGGAGATACTTTAGAAGGAGTACTTACAGAAATCCAAGAACGTTACAAGATCATATATAACAAAATCTTTGTCTTATATTCAAAAAGTCAGGATGAGTATATATGTACCTATAATGTGGATTTCGGTAATGTAGGCGCATTCTTAGATAATACTATATTAGTACATCGTAAGAAGGAATCAAATACACTTTATACTATTAACGCTTTAAATACGTTAATAAAGGAATTAAACGGTGGAGTATTAGATACTTCATACCGTATAAACTGGACAGACTACAAGAATTGTGTGCTGTTAACTAAAGGTCCTGAATTAAAAAGAGTAAATACTAAACTTTTTAGGATAATAGAGTTGGATAATTGAGATTAAGTTCTTATATTGTTTATAATATCAAATGTTTTAATTAATAAAAATAAGTTATATGGATTTAAATGCAATCAAGGCTAAGCTAGATGCCTTAAACTCTAACGGTCAAGAGAGAGAGAAAATTGACTACTCTAAGATTTTTTGGAAACCCCAACTAGGTAAGCAAACGATTAGAATCGTACCATCTGCTTTTGATCCTGCATTTCCTTTTAAAGAGTTAAAGTTTCACTATGGTGTAGGAAAATACCCTATGGTAGCTTTATCTAACTTTGGAAAGCAAGACCCTATTGAGGAATTCGTAAAAGAGCTTAGAAAAACAAGCGATAAAGACAATTGGTCTCTATCAGGAAAACTTAACCCTAAAACTCGTGTATTCGCTCCAGTAGTAGTAAGAGGAGAAGAAGAAAAAGGAGTTAGATTATGGGGATTCGGTGTTACTATCTATAAAGCATTACTTGCTTTAGCAGAAGACGAAGATATCGGAGATTTTACAGACGTACTACAAGGATGGGATATGGTAGTAGAAATGGCTCAAGGTAACCCTTACCCTGAAACATCAGTTCGAATTAAACCTAAACAAACAGAATTATCATCTGATAATACTCAAGTTGACTTATGGTTAAAAGAACAACCTAATCCAATCGAAGTTCATAATCAGTACGATTACGAATTTATTAAGAAACAACTTCAAAATTACCTTAACCCAGGCTCAGGAGACGCAGAAGCACCAGCTACTAGTACTCCAGCAGCAACACCAGCAGCAGAACCTTTCACATTAGAAACGGCAGCAGCAGGTAATAAGGATACAGTTAGCAAGTTCGACGACTTGTTCAACGAGTAAATAATTAGGCCGCTTCGGCGGCCTTTTTTTATGTTCTAAATACCCTCATACAGTTTGTACTCCGAATAAAAATCACTATATTATAGTATATAAAATTAGATATGGCAAAAAAACAAGAAACACTAGACAAAGCTAAAAAAGCTGTTAAGAGTAACTTTAATTTAGGTAACTTTAAAAAGAAAAAAGGCTTCGCTAACGCATCAGTAAAATTTAAAGAACAAGGATGGATTCCTCTTTCTAAAGCATTTCAAGAAATAACATCTTTACCTGGTATTCCAACCGGGCATATTACCTTATTAAGAGGTCATAGTGATACAGGTAAAACTACTGCATTACTAGAAGCAGCAGTAAACGCACAAAAGCAAGGTGTACTACCTGTATTTATTATTTCAGAGATGAAATGGTCTTGGGAACATGCAAAAGAAATGGGCCTGGAGTTCGAAGAAGTAAAAGATGCGAACGGAGTAGTAACTGATTATGAAGGTTTCTTTTTGTACGCAGATAGAGGCACATTAAATACTATAGAAGAAGTAGCAGTTCACATGGCTGACTTAATAGATGAACAATCTAAAGGTAATTTACCTTATGATATGTGTTTCTTTTGGGATTCAATCGGCTCTATTCCTTGTGACTTATCAGTAAGATCTAATAAGAACAATAACGAATGGAATGCAGGAGCTATGTCTACTCAATTCGGTAATAATCTTAATCAAAAGATTCTGTTATCAAGAAAAGAGAATGCACCGTATACTAATACTTTGGTAGCTATTAATAAAGTATGGACAATGAAACCTGAGCATCCTATGGGTCAACCTAAGTTGCAGAATAAAGGAGGAATGTCTATGTGGTATGATGCTACATTAGTAGTTACGTTTGGTAATATTACAAACCCTGGTACTTCTAAAATTAAAGCTGTTAAAAACGGTCTTCAAGTAGAATTTGCTAAAAGAACTAACATTCAGATAGAAAAAAATCATATAGGAGGAGTCCAGTCAAGAGGTAGAGTAGTAATGACTTCACACGGTTTTATAGAAGATGATAAGAAAGCAATTGATAAATACAGAGATGCCCATAAAGACTATTGGTTAAAACTTGTAGGATCTATAGATTTTGATCTAACTGAAGAAGGAGATCTAGAAGAAGAACGTATTACACCTAATATTCTAGATTAAATGGAATTTAGGCCTGTATTTAAAGACAAAGATGCTATGCCGGTATGGGAAATTACCGGTGTAGTTATACCTGAAATATTTGAAGAAGTATTATGTACAGAGAGTGATTGGGAATCGGCTAATAAAGTTTATAAAACACATGGAAATCACAACGACGGAAAGTTTATATACTCAGGTAATGCACTCCAAGAAGTAGATTATACCAAGATAATGAATCCTGTAGTTGACTTTTTAAAAATACAGGAAGATTATGATTTTAGATCCTCCTGGTCCGCTTGGAAATTTATCGACGCTATTGAAGCCCATAGAGATTGCAGAAAAATGGACATATGGAAAATGTTAGCTAATGCTGATCATGGAGCGCATACTGATAATCTATTTATTATGGGAACAGTAATCTTAAATATAGCTGAAAATGCAGAAGGATCAGGTACAAAGTACTATGATAAATTAGGACCAAAAACTAATGGCTTTCTCAGAGAGTTATATGAGTCTCCTGCAAAAAAAGGAACCGGAGTGTTACATATTAATACACATTCAACCTTACACAGAGGTCATAATAATAGCGAACAAGACAGGTATGTTGCATATACTAACTTAATGAGCACAAGTGGACAGAAGTAGTATAATTAAATGAAGAGAGAAATACAATATATACATGCTGAAATATCAACCCTATGTAACGCAGCATGTCCGTGTTGCCCAAGGTTTTTATTTAGTTCACCAACAGTAACTCCTGGATTAGAGCCTGGTTACATTTCATTCCCTAATTTTAAAAAGTTTTTTCCACCATCTATACTAGGTAGGACTAAATCTATTAATTTCTGCGGTAACCACGGAGATCCTGGAACAAACCCTGACCTATACGAGATACTTGAGTACTGTAGCCAATTTAATGAGTTAAAAGTACAGATGCATACCAACGGAGGAATGAAATCAGCTCAATATTGGGGTAAAATAGGTAAACTAGCTCAAGGACGAAAGAATTGGACGATAATCTTTAGTATTGACGGACTAGCAGATACTAATCATATATACAGGAGAAATGTTAAGTGGGATAAACTAGAGAAGAATATAAAAGCAGTAGGGAAATATGCTTGTCATAATCATGGCTCTACAGGTTTTTTCTTTATATGGGAGTACCTAGTATTTGAACATAATCAACATCAGCTTGAAGAAGCAACAACTCTAGCAAGAGACTTTGGGTTTACATCTATACAACTTAAACGCCCTCTTAATGTAGATGACGGAGTAAATCATACTGCAATAGCAGCACTAAATAGTGATGGGGAAGTAGACTACTGGATTAAACCAACCACGTTAAAGAATTACATGCCTCCTTATATTAAAGATTCAGCTTCCCTAAAATATGAGTCCCCCCTCCGTACACATAAGACTACCTTAATAGAGGCCGTAAATAAAGCATCTGGACCAGCGCTAAAGAAAATAAATTTCTCTGATAAAGTAACAGTAGAAGAAAATATAGAAGTAGCTAATAACTCAAAAATAATACCTCTATGCCAGTCTCAGGAGTATTACGTAGAAGCTTCTGGTCAAGTACATAAGTGTTGCTTTATAGCAACCGGATTTGATTCAGCAAAAAAACTATACCTTAAGGGAGACAGACCTAATGAAGGAGTTAGGCAGTACGTAGAGAAAATGCTGGAACTAGGCAATTTACTGAATTTACATCATACTGACTTAGAGACTATTGTAGAAGATAAAACAGTCCAAAAGCTATACGATAAAGGATGGAAAAAAACAGTAGAAGAAGGAAAATTAATGCAATGCGTAAATTACTGCGGAAGTAATAATACTCTAGCAGCGATCGAATCAATATTTAACGCACCTGAACTTAACAAAACTAAAATCTAGATGCAATACAACGACATACTAAATAATTTAAAAGAAACACCACCTCGAGAATTAAACGATCATATTTTAATTGTAGATGCTATGAATATGTTAATTCGTAGTTTTTCACTTCTAAAAGCTATGAACCCATCAGGCGCCCATGTAGGAGGCCTGGTAGGGTTTATGCGATCTTTAGCATATACTACCCGAATATTTGATCCAACTAGAGTAGTTGTAGTATGGGACGGAAAAGGTGGGTCAGCAAACCGGCAGAATATAGATTCAAACTATAAAGCACAGAGAGCAAATTCAAGAATAACACATTGGGGGCTCTATGATACCAAAGAAGAAGAAACAAAAGCACTAATAGGGCAGTTGATGAGAACTCAAGACTACCTAGATTGCTTACCTCTTCATCAAATGGTACTGGATAAGTTAGAAGCAGATGATATAATTGCGTACATAGCTAAACAAGCTCAAACCTCTAAAGTTAAGAAATGCACAATAATATCCTCGGATAAAGATTTCTTACAGTTAGTAGATAAGACAGTTGAAGTCTATGCACCAGTAAAGAAGAAAACCTTTACAGCAGATAACATCGCAGCAGAACTTCAAGTTATACCTGAAAACTATAATGCAGTAAAAGCACTATTAGGAGATAACTCAGACAATCTTGCTGGAGTAAAAGGATTAGGTATTAAGACTATTTTAAAAGAATTTCCTAAGTTAGTAGATCAACCAGGAACAACTTTAGATTATGTTTATAAAGTTTGCGAAGAAAGAATGGATGAAAAAAAGATCTTCCCTAAAATTATCACTGAATGGGATAAGGTAGAAACTAACTTTCAATTAATGAATCTTCATACGACTGTGTTGGATGAGAAAGAAAAAGTTCATATATTAGATACAATGAAGAGTAAGATACCTACTCTACAAACCGGAGCATTTTTACATATGTTAGAAACCGACGGTATAGAAGGTATAACAAAAAATACTGAAACTTGGTTAGAGAACTTCAGAGGGTTAACAACGGTTATAGGAAATGAAAATAGATAAGATATTATTAGGAGCAATATTATTTTTAGCAGGTCAAACATTAGCATGGTATCAAACAAACGGACAGTTTATTTCTCCATGGGTTAAAAAACATCCTATACTAATGTCTGCTATTGTAGGACTACCAATCGGGTTAGCTTACATTTATGGTACCACCTATATTGTAGAAGCATCAAACGGTTTAGTATGGTCAGCTAGAATAATTGGCTTTGTAACAGGTATACTTTCCTTTACATTTTTAACTTACTGGCATATGGACCAAGGTGTAAATTTAAAAACTGCAGTAATTTTAGGGTTAATAACCCTGGTAGTAATATTACAGGTAGTTTGGAAAGATGAAGAATAGTATGAAAAAAGGAGTAATAGCTGGAAATTTTGACGTAATGCATCCTGGGTATATAGCGATGTTTAAAGAAGCAAAAGAGAATTGTGACTGTCTTATTGTACTATTGCATTCAAATCCTGCAATAGAAAGACCCCATAAGCTCAAACCTATTTTAAGTTTAGAAGATAGAAGAGAAATGTTAATGTCTTTGCGTCAAGTTGATGATGTATTTAGTTATACTTATGAAGAAACTTTATATGATCTATTAAAAATAGGTGAATTTAATGTTAGGTTTTTAGGAGATGATTACATAGATAAGCCATTTACCGGAGACTGTTTAAAGATACCTATTCATTACTTAAACAGAGACCACGGGTGGTCAACAACTAAATTTAAAAAACTAATATCAGAGAGTTATGAAAAAAGCAATAATAGTTAGCGGATACTTTAACCCCTTACATAAAGGACATTTAGATTTATTTAAACAGGCAAAAGAAGCAGGTGATATTCTTATAGTAATCGTAAATAACGATGTACAGAGAGAAATTAAAGGTTCTAAGTTTTTTCAAGACGAAGATGAAAGAACATCAATTATCAGAGCATTATCCTTAGTTGATATGGCTTGGATATCAATTGACGAAGACTCAACACAAAATGCTACATTACGGTTAATGGTTGAAAAGTTCTACGGCTCTATGAAACTTGCTTTTGCAAATGGAGGAGATCAAAATAATAACACCATTCCAGAAAGAGAAATATGTGAGCAATTCGATATAGAATTAATTGACGGATTAGGAAATAAAATACAATCAAGCAGTTGGTTGTTAGAAAAATAAACACTATATTAAGAGTATATAAATTAACAAATAAAAGGTTATAGATGACATTAAAAAGACTACAGGAGTATGGAAAAGGATTCCAATTAAAAGTATTAGGATCTTTACTAACAGACAAGACCTTCCTATTAAACGTTAGAGACGTTTTGCATGATAGTTATTTTGATGCAGATTCACATAAGTGGATTATAAATGAAATCACAGGATATTTTGATACGTACCATACTGTCGTTACTATGGATGTTCTTAAAGTAGAACTACAAAAATTAGATAACGAAGTATTAAAGGTAGCTTTAAAAGAAGAGTTACGTAATTCCTATAATGCATCTAAGGATGATATGGAGTACGTACAAGAAGAGTTTTCTACCTTCTGTAAAAATCAAGAAATGAAACAAGCTATACTAGCTTCAGCAGATCTGTTAAAAGAAGGAGACTTCGATGGCATTAGAACTAATGTAGAACAGGCTATGAAAGCCGGTATGGATAAAAATATTGGACATGAATATAACAAAGATATTGAAACCCGTTACAGAACTGACTACCGTCCTACTGTTCCTACTCCTTGGCCTATCTTCAATGATGGTATACAGGGAGGATTTGGGCCTGGGGACCTTGCTATTGTATTTGGTAATCCAGGAGGTGGCAAAAGCTGGACTATGGTTGCTATTGCTGCTCATGCTGTTAAAATGGGGTATAATGTCAACTATTACACTCTGGAACTTGGAGAAGACTACGTGGGTAAACGCTTTGACTGTTATTTTACAGGGTACTCTATTGATGAAGTTAATGATCATCGTGATGAGGTGCAAAAAGTGGTTGAAGGTTTAAAAGGTAAATTAATTGTTAAAGAGTATGCTCCTAAAGGAGCTACTGTTAGCACTATTAAATCTCACGTTCAGAAGTGTGCTGATATGGACCATAAACCTGATATGATTATTATAGATTATGTAGATTATTTAAGAGGTCCAAGTAGAGGAAAAGGATTCGAAAGAAAAGATGAAATTGACGACGTATTTATTGCTACGAAAGGATTAGCTAAAGAACTTAAAATTCCTATATTAACGCCTTCACAGGTTAATAGAATGGGAGCAAAAGATTCTGTAATAGAAGGAGATAAAGCTGCTGGATCATACGATAAGATGATGGTAGCCGATGTATGTATCTCTTTATCCAGACAAAAAGAAGATAAGGTATTAGGGACTGGAAGAGTTCACGTTATGAAAAATAGGTACGGCCAAGATGGTATGACTTATAATATAAAAATGGATACAAACAATGGGCATATTGAATTTGACGGCATCAGAGACGGTTCAGAAGACGAGTCTAACGGCCCTAGGTTTAATTTAGATAGAGATACGTTAAATAAGTTAGTAGGAGTGTAAAAAAATATAAAAAAAAGCGGACGAAACATGAATATATATTGTATTTATTACTAGTCCCCTTGTACCTCTGCATAGGGGACATTTTTATCTAACATAATCAAAAATATATAAAGATATATGAGTTTATTAAATGAAAGAATAGTTTATAAGCCGTTTGAATACCCACAAGCAGCTGACTACTGGTTAAAACAGCACCAAGCACACTGGTTACATACAGAAGTTCCAATGGCACAGGATGTAACGGATTGGAATTCTAATATGAAAGACCATGAGAAGAACTTAATAGGCGGAATACTTAAAGGATTCGCTCAAACCGAAACAGTAGTAAATGACTACTGGACTAGCTTAGTAACCTCATGGTTTAGAAAACCAGAAGTAATTGCAATGGCAACAACCTTCGGAGCATTTGAAACTATTCATGCTGAAGCCTACTCTCTACTTAATGAGCAATTAGGATTAGATAACTTTGCTGAATTTTTGGAAGATGAAGCTACTATGAATAAGATAGAAGCATTAATGGAAGTTCGTGACTCTCATGATAAACCAGACTGGCATAAAAGAGCCGTCTCTCTCGCTATTTTTTCTGCATTTACAGAAGGTGTTAACTTATTTAGTTCTTTTGCAGTGTTACTTTCATTTAAAATGAGAAACAAACTAAAAGGCATTGGACAAATAGTAGAATGGTCTGTAAGAGATGAATCACTACATTCAGAAGCCGGATGTTGGTTATTTAGAACATTAATGAAAGAACATCCTGAATTTAAAACTCCTCAGCTAGAAGCAGACATTAGAGAAGCAGCTACCGCAGCTATTACATTAGAGTTTGGATTTATAGAAAAGGTTTTTGAAATGGGAGATTTAGAAAATTTAACTAAAGATGAACTTAAAAACTTTATTAAACATAGAGTTAATACTAAAATGGGAGATTTAGGTCTTAAACCATTAATACCATCTTCAGAGATAGATAAAGGAGCTTTAAAAACTATGAAATGGTTTGACGCAGTAATAGCAGGAAAACAACAAACAGATTTCTTCGCAAACAGAGTAACAAACTACAGTAAAGGTCACTTAGACTGGTCAACAGCATTTTAAAATAAACATATGAGCATAGTAGTAGATACTTCCCTATGGGAAAAAGGGAAAGATTATCCTGAATGGATGAACGAAGTTTCAATTGCAACAATTTCAAAAGGTTATTTATTACCGGATGAAACCCCTAAAAAAGCATATAAAAGAGTTGCTGATACAGTAGCTAAAAGATTAGACCGACCTGATTTAGCAGCAAAGTTTTTCCGCTATATGTGGAAAGGTTGGTTGAACTTGGCTTCTCCGGTGCTTTCAAATACTGGCACAGACAAGGGGCTACCCATCTCTTGTTTCGGTATTGATACGCCGGATTCTATTAGAGGAATCGGTCTTACTAACGCAGAGTTAATGAGACTGACCTCTCTTGGGGGTGGAGTAGGTATTGGACTTTCAAAAGTAAGAGGAAGAGGAGAAAAAATAGGCAAAGAGGGATTAGGTCAATCTGAAGGAATTATTCCATGGGCTAAAATATATGACTCTACTATTATTGCAACTAATCAAGGAGCAGTACGTAGAGGAGCAGCATCAGTAAACCTAGACATAAACCATCCAGATATTAAGGAGTTTATGCAAATTAGACGACCAAAAGGAGACCCTAACAGACAGTGTCTAAACTTACATCAATGTGTTGTAGTGGATGATACCTTTATGGAGAAGTTAGAGCGTAGAGACCCTAGTGCAATGGAATTATGGGTTGAAATACTTAAATCTAGAATGGAGACTGGTGAACCTTATTTAATGTTTAAAGATAATGTTAATAACGCTAATCCACCTGCATATGTCCGTAACAACTTAGAGGTTACAATGACTAATATATGCTCAGAAATTACATTATTTACAGATGAGGAGCATTCTTTTATATGTTGCCTATCATCAGTTAATTTATCAAAGTACCATGAGTGGAAAAACTCAGACTTAATAGAAACCTCAATTTACTTTTTAGATGGTGTCTTAGAAGAGTTTTTGGCTAAGACTTCTGGAAGAGAATCATTAGCTAGAGCAGCACGTTCAGCTAAAAAAGGAAGAGCAATAGGGTTAGGAGTATTAGGATGGCATACATTTTTACAGAACGAAGGAATTCCATTTAATTCTATTGCAGCAACATCATATACTCATCAGATCTTTTCTGATATGAGATCAAAAGCCGAAGCAGCATCTAGAAAATTAGCTGATGAATACGGGGAACCAGTTTGGTGTAGAGGTACTGGAATGAGGAATAGTCACTTACTAGCTATTGCACCAACAGTATCTAACTCAACTATCTCAGGAGGAGTATCAGCAGGAATAGAGCCAGTACCCGCAAACGTATATACTTTTAATTCAGCCAAAGGAACATTCATTAGAAAAAACCCTGCTTTAGTAGATTTTTTAGAGAAGAAAGGTCATAATACTGAAGAAGTTTGGGATACTATTATGAAAGATAGAGGATCAGTAGCAAACTTACCGGATGATATCTTATCAATGAACGATAAAGAGGTGTTTTTAACATTTGCTGAAATTAACCAACTTTCTTTAGTTGAACAAGCAGCAGTAAGGCAGAAGTATATCGATCAAACACAGTCGTTAAATTTAGCTTTTGATCCTACAGATAGTCCAAGGTTTATTAATCTAGTTCACCAACAAGCTTGGAAATTAGGAATTAAGACGTTATATTATCTCCGTACCGATTCGGTTATTAATGGAGATATTGGGAGTAGAACAAGCGAAGACTGTTTAAGCTGTGACGGATAAGAAACAAAGCTATTTATATATATGTCAAAGACAATACGAATAAAGGCTAATACAGCTGGTGGGGATATAGCTACAGTAAACCTGTACCATACCGCTATACTACCAGCTAATTTATTAGCTACAAATGTTACAGTAGGTACCTTAACAGGTTCCGGAGTTTTAGTCACTGTAAATGATGATGTAACCACATTCTTAACACAAGTTACAGATGCTGGTTTATGTAATGCAGAAACTTCTAGTATAACAAGTAATTATTTTGAACCTAATAAGAGATATTTTCAGGTAATAAATTCAGGATCAGTAGGAAACACAGTACAAATTACTTACCCAACAGCAACTGATCCAACAACAAGCTCAGTCTCTCAAACTGTTGATTTTCAAAATTACGCTTCTTTTGTAATTCGAGGAGATTTTTCATACCCGGATTATACTTCCTTTCAAGGGTGGTTTGATGCAGAACATGCAGGAACTTTAATTAGTACAAATAACCCTTTAACAGTAACTAGAGATACATTTACTCAAGGTGATAAATTTTACGCAAGGTTTATAGGATCAACACCACCTGTAGCAACGTTTACAGCTTCAGCATCACCGACAACGATTGATGAAGGAGCCGATATTGCATTTACCCTGACTACTACTGAATTAACAAACGGAACATCTGTACCATATACCATGACCGGTATAACAGCAGAAGACATTTCAGTCGATTTAATAACAGGTAGTTTTGTAATTAATGATAATACAAGCACATTTTCAGTTACTACAACAGAAGACTTATTAACAGAAGGAACAGAAACCTTACTTTTAAGTTTAGATAATACTTCTGGATCAGTATCAGTTCAAGTAATTGATACTAGTACAACTCCTGTACCTACTTATAGTTTATCTGCAACATCCCCCGTAGATGAAGGATCATTAGTAAGATTTACACTAACAACTGCTAATGTGCCCGACAATACTGTAGTGCCTTTTAATATAACCGGTATAACAGCAGACGATCTTGTAGAAAATACAGTAACAGGTAATTTCACAGTACAATCAAATACTGCATTAGTAGAGTTTACAATAGTAGCTGATAAAAAGACAGAAGGTGAAGAAGTGTTTGCATTAAACCTAAATAATGGACTAGCATATCAACACGTTTTCGTTACTGATAGTAGTATATTAATAGGAGACGTAGTAATAAACTCTGGAGACCTGACAGTATCCTCAACTTCTCTTGCAGCAAGCGGCGTATTAACAGCTACAATGACAATTAATTATACAGTATCAGTAGCACCAATCGTCCTAGGATCACCACGTGCATGGGTAGGAGGAAACGTAAAATGTGCATCAGGAACTAATCACACCTCTAATTATTATGGATTTTCACCACAGGAAAAACAGTTTTCAGCTATAGGTAGTCAATCAATTGGAACATATACGTATACTTCAACAATCAGTTGGACATATAATGGTACTTGTGCTTCACATACATCATCTCCACTTACTGGAGGAGGAGCAATTCAAAATGCATACTGTCAAACTGTTAATCTAGGATCAGGTCCAGCATCATGGAACCATAACGGAACTAATTTTACAAACACCACCCACGCATTAACTTTACTATAAAAAGCTTGTTTTTATGCTAATTAGTTCTTATATTGTAGTATATAAAACATAATAAAGATATATGGCATCAACAAAGCAGAGAATCCAACAGTTAAAAGAATGGTTAGAGGTAAGAAAGCAATCAGGAGGAAGTTCCCAATCAAATAGAACTACTGCTAAGTTCTCAAAAGCAGACACTTATAATAAACAGAGAAGATAAGATGACTAAAACAGCAATAAAATTTTATGCAGATTGGTGTGGACCATGCAAAGTATACGCAAAAGCATGGGAAGAAGTTTCTACAGAGTTAGAAAATGAAGTTAAGTTTTTAAATGTAGATGTAGATAATGATGATTCTGGGCTAGCCGCTAAATATAAGGTTAGAAGTATACCACATACAGTAATAATAAGTAATGAAAGCGGAGATACACTCGCTACTAAAAGCGGAAGACTATCTTCAACAGAATTAAAAAGTTTAATTTCAAATTAATTAAAATCAGAGTTATATGTTAAGAAAACCAGATTCTATCCCAGTAGGGGATACAGTAATTGTCGATCCAGTTATGGAACCTTTTTTTATTGCTAAATCTCAATCAGGAGGTTATACAGTTTATGAGAGAGTAGTAAAAGGAGAAAATGCTACAGAGTATATTAAGACTATTTGTTATCCCGCAACTTTTAATCATGCACTTAAGACAGTAGCAAGAGAGAGATTAAATAACGGGTCTACTAAGAGCTATACTATTAAAGAATATCTAAATCGTTTTGAAAGTATTCAAAAAGAAATGATGTCAATGACTACATTAGATCAATAAAAACGTCCGCCTATACGTTATTAATACCTGGCAAATAATAATAAATTAAATTAGTTATGGCAAAAAATGTTGTAATATCCTTATCTGGAGGGATGGATTCCTCTACCTTACTACTCAGATGTTTAAAAGAGTATGACAGTGTAACTGCAATATCTTTTGATTACGGTCAAAAGCATAGAGTAGAGCTTGAAAGAGCACAATCGTTAGTTGAGTACTTAAATGATAATGGTAACAGTATCAAATACCAAGTAATTAAACTAGACGGATTAGTTAACTTACTAAATTCAGCTTTAACTGAAGGCGGAGCAGATGTACCGGAAGGTCATTATGAAGAGGATAACATGAAAGCTACAGTAGTACCTAATAGAAACAAAATATTTGCTTCTTTAGTTCAAGCAGTAGCACTATCAGAAGCAATGGCTAATGGCAATAACACAGATATTGCGTTAGGTATTCATGCTGGAGATCATGCAGTATATCCGGACTGTAGACAAGAGTTTAGAGATGCAGATGACAATGCCTTTAGGTTAGGTAATTGGGAAGCAGACAAGGTAGGGTACTTTACTCCCTATTTAGATACAGACAAATTTGGAATATTAAAAGATGGACAGAAATTGGTTAAAGAGCTCGGAATTGGGTTTAATGATGTTTACGAACGTACTAATACATCCTATAAGCCATATCCTAGCGGTAATAGCGACTACAAATCAGCATCATCTGTTGAAAGGATCGAAGCATTTATCTTGTTGGGTGTGGATGACCCTGTACAGTATGAGGATGAAACTGGAGAAGTTGAATACGGTATTGCAAAAGCACATGTAGAGAAGTTATTAACAGAGCATGCAGCTGTAAAAGGAGACGCTTAATAAGATATGAAAAACCACCAATCAACTAACGGAAATAACCAAGTAAATCAGGCTAGGAATACGTTTAATGATAATGTATCCAAATTACAGATTTTAGGTTCTTCTAAAAAAGTCGCTTGGGACAGTAAAAGACGTCACCGATCGATTTAGAAAGGATGGGGGATTAGCTCAGCTGGCTAGAGCGCCTGCCTTGCACGCAGGAGGTCATCGGTTCGACTCCGATATTCTCCACAAATACTATATTATATGTTATCAATACAAATACCTACCGTAGAGCAAAGGAAGATAACTTTCCGGAAGCTATACACTGAACTCAAAGAACAGAGTAAGCCTTATGGTAACGATATTGAAATAATATACCTTAGAGATAATAAAGAACTCCCTATAGGAGAAAAACGAAATAAGCTATATGAAATGGCTACTAAAAAGTATAGCCTTCAGTACGACGACGACGACTGGATTCATAAAAATGGAATAGAGCTTATAATGAACGAGCTTTATAGAGATGTAGATTGTTTTACTTACAACTATAAAGTTCATTTAGATGATGGTAGGTACATATATAGAGAAAAGAACTCTTTCGGAGTAGATTATATAAAACAGAAGAATTTTAACGGGTTTAATAACGTACACCCTCCTACTCCTAAATGTATTTTCAAAACATCATTAGCTAGACAAGTTAAACTTGATGAGAATCTTAGATACGGTGAAGATGGATTCTTTGCAATAGGTATTAAACCATTAATTAATTCATCATTTCATATTGATAAGTATATTTATGAATATAAGAATTTATCTGGTGAGTCCTTTGATGATCCTGCTAGATACGGAATGACTGAAAAAACATGGTAAAGCCGACTGTACATTTTTTTGGAGATAGCTTTACTGAAGGTGTTCAGTTAAAAAATACCCCGTATATTTGGCCAAAATTAATTACCGCAGCATTAAAAGATTATGATTATAAAAATTATGCACAAGGTGGAGCAAGCCCACAGTTTATAGTCAATCAAGTTATTAAAAATTTAACAGGTATAAAATCAGGAGATAAAGTATTCTTATTAGAAACTATACCTGATAGAATAGAGGTTTATAGTGAATATAGAGATAAAGTAGTAAGCGTCACAAACAGTGCAATTGTAAACGCACTCTCAAACACACTTCCAATAGATAAAGAATACTTTAATGACGAACAGGAAATAAAAAGCGCTTTTAATTTTATATACGATCACAGGTATAAGAGACTTGGTGTTTTTGCAAAGTACTTTTCTAATATATACTCAGATTTTGGAGAGTATTTTAAAACTACCGGAGTAGAGTTTATACTTCTTCCTTACAGATTAACTTTTCATAATATACCTACTGGTGAAATGTTTGAAACTGTAACTAAACAAACAAAAGGAGCAACAACAGACGGTCATTTTTCTGTTTCTGGACATTGGCAGTTTGCAAGCTACATACTAGGTAAATACTATAAGGAATTTAATTATGAACTCCCACTATTAAGGGATAAGCTACTAATATAAAATTTAAAATATGATAATTTGGTTAACAGGCCAGCCAGGAGCAGGTAAAACAGTACTAGGTAATATGCTTAGAGATAAAATGGAAGAGCATAAAACTTTTACCTATATAGTTAAAAGGGTGGACGGTGATGATTTAAGAGATTTAACTGTTAATAAAGACTATTCTATAAAAGGTCGGATAGCTAATGTAGATACAGCACAAAAAATTTCACATTACTTACATAATAACTCAGATAATGTTGTTGTTTCGTTAGTTTCTCCGTATCTTGATCAAAGAGAAGAATTTAAAGAGTTAATTGGAGAAAGTCTACTAGAGATTTATGTACATACTACTGAGAAGAGAGAAAGAGATCATTTTCATACAGATGGGTACCAGAAACCGATAAGTAACTTTATCGATATAGATACTACAGAAGACACACCAGAAGAATCGCTTATAAAAATTATAACTCACCCGGAATGGAAAAAAAGAAAACTTATTTTGTAGATATAGATGGAACTATATTTATGTACCGTAAATTTGAAACGTATAAGAGTAGTGAAGCAGTAGTACTCCCTAGTTCTAAACGGTTCTTACAACAGAGACATGACGAAGGTCATAGTATTATATTAACTACAGCAAGACCTGAAGAGCTACGTGCTCACACGGTTAATGAACTAAGCAAAGGTAATATACCTTATAATCAATTAGTAATGGGAATCGAAAGAGGACCAAGATACCTTATTAATGATATGGATCCTAAAGTTGCAGGAGAAAGAGCAATAGCAATGAATTTACATAGAGACACAGGAATATGAATAAACAATTTTCAATGTTTATCGGTAGATGGCAACCTTGGCATCCCGGACATAGATGGTTAATAGATCAGAGATTAAAAGAAGGTAAGAACGTTTGGATAGCAATTAGAGATGTTGAATCAAACGATAAACAACCTTGGACTGCACAAGAGGTTTTAAAGAACTTAAGTGAGGAATTAATAGATTTACTACATGAAGGTAGAATTAAGATATCTATAGTACCAGATATTGAATCTATTAATTACGGTAGAGGAGTAGGGTACGAAGTAATAGAACACGTACCACCTGCAGATATACATGATATATCAGCTACTAAGATTAGAAAACAGATGAAAGAAGATGGTAAGTTATAAACGACATATTGCAAAAACAGTTTCATGGAGGGTTATAGGTACATTAGATACAGTAATACTCTCAGGAATAATTACAGGTTCATGGAAAACCGGTTTAGCAATAGGAGGCGTAGAAGTATTTACAAAAATGATACTCTACTTTTTCCACGAACGTGCTTGGTATAAGTATAGTAAATTTGGTATAAAAAAGAAATAATGGTACAATTAGGAATATCAGCATTTTACCACGACTCAGCAGCATGTCTAGTAATAGATGGAAAAGTAATATCAGCTGTTGAAGAAGAAAGATTCACTGGTATCAAACACGACGATGCTTTTCCTATTAATGCAATAAACTGGATTTTAAGCTCTAATAGGATTAGTATTGAAGGTGTTGATCAGGTATGTTGGTACGAAACACCAAATCTTAAGAAAAAAAGAGTACTCAAATCATTTAATAAAAATTTCTTTTCTACTTTATCACTGAGATATAAGTTTTTAAGTAAATTTAAAAAACAAGATCCAACCCGTAAGTTAAAACAGATTGGATATACAGGTGAAGTAGTAAATACATATCACCACAGCTCTCATGCTGCTTTTTCATACTTTACCAGTACATATAACGAAGCAGCAGTACTCACAATAGACGGAGTAGGGGAATCTGAAACAGTAACAATTTCAAAAGCTACAGGAACTGAGTTAGAATCAAAATTTAGCTTAGAATATCCTAACTCTTTAGGAATGTTATATTCTACTATTACAGCTTACCTAGGATTTAAACCAAACGAAGGAGAGTATAAAGTAATGGGATTAGCTCCATACGGAAACCCAGATCAATTCTTTAATAAACTACATAGTCTCTTTACTCATAAAGATGGTAAGTTCTCACTTAATATGAAAGGCTTTGATTGGGAAAAATCAGACCGTACAATGTTTAATTCTAAGTTATGTAGAACATTAGGAATACTTCCTAGACTACCTCAGGAAGAAATAACTCAAGAACACAAGAACTTAGCATCAGCATTACAGAAGGTATACGAAGTAGAGTTTTTAAAACTTGTAAAACTAGCATCAGAGATTTCAAAATCAAAAAACCTATGTTTATCAGGTGGATGTGCGTATAATGGAGTTGCTAATACATTAGCATATAAGTATTTTGACTCTATACATATACCCTTTGCACCATCAGATGCAGGTTCAGCTATTGGAGCATGTCTATACCATTATAGAGGAGTCAAGCAATTAAATTTAAATCCATTCTTAGGTCCTAAATTTAAATCGACTGAAATACATAAAACTATTTTAGAGTTCACCGGCCTTGTAGTATCTTTTAAACTATCGGATGATCTTCTAGTAAAAAAAGTTGGTGAAATACTAAATAATCAAAAGATAGTAGCCTGGTTTAGAGGAAGCATGGAATTTGGAGCAAGAGCATTAGGTAATAGGTCTATATTAGCTTCCCCGTCAGACCCTAAGATGAGAGAAAAACTTAACCTCGTTATAAAGAAGAGAGAAGGATTCAGACCCTTTGCACCCTCAGTAATAGCAGACAAAGCAACCAAGTACTTTGATATAGTTGAAGACATACCTTATATGAACCAAGTAGTTCAAGCAAAAACAAAAAAACTACCAGCTGCAACACATATAGATAATTCTTGTAGAGTTCATACAGTCACTCCGGAACAAAATCCTATTTATTACCGGCTATTAAGTGAAGTAGGTAGACTTTCCGGTATTCCGGTACTTTTAAACACATCCTTTAATCTAAAGGACCAAACCATTACCATTACACCTAAACAGGCTATAGAGAGATTTTTAGATTCAAAAATTGATTTCTTAGTGCTTAATAATTACTTAGTACAAAAACTATGACAAAGAAAGAGAAAGATAAAGAAATACAAGATGAAAAGAAGTACCAAGAAGAACTTCAGAAAGTATTCCAAAAGAAACTAAAGGAACTGAAAAAGTTAGACCCCTTTGTATATAAGAACTTCTAGTCCTATTTATATTAAATACACTTTTTAGATGGCTACATTAACAGGAAATAAAGTAAAAGACACCTATTATAAACTACTCCAAGTAGATAATGGACAAATCGTTCAAAACGGAATAGGTTCCCCTATTACAGGGTCTATCAACCTAAGCGGGAGTTTACATATCACTGGAAGCTCAACTATAGGTGGGGACCTAGTAGTTACAGGTAATGTTACAGCAAAACAGTATATTGCTACTTTAGTATCTTCTTCTGTTATATTTGAATCAGGATCTACAGCATTTGGAAATTCACTAGACGATAATCATACATTTACGGGGAGTATACTGCATACAGGTTCATTTACAAGATCAGGTAATATAATTTCATTTGATGAAAACTCAAGAATAATACAGCTAGCAGATAGAGCTCAATTTAGAGTAATACCGACTGGAAGTATTGTTTCTGGATCTAGTAATGCTACTTTGCTTGGCCAGCTTGCAACAATTAGAGATGCATTTGATAAATCAGTTTCTTCTATTTATGGAAACGAAGTACAAATCGGATCATACAACTCAGGTAATAAATTTACACAGGATATCAAGATAGGAACTTCCGGCAGTCTAATCGCCGTATCAGGTTCAGTAGGAATAGAAAAAGATTTAAGATTGGGAGGTTATACAGATGTATCAGCATCTCTAACATCTACAATAGTTTCAATCTCTACATTATCCGGCTCAGCACACACAGATAGAATTGCTAAGATAGGTATATTAAGCGGTTCAACACATACTGATAGAATTGCTAAGGTAAATATATTAAGTGGTTCAACACACACTGATAGAGTAGCTAAAGTAAATGTACTAAGCGGATCAACTCATACTGATAGAATTGCTAAAGTAGGAATATTAAGCGCATCAGCAGCCCCAGCATTAAGAACAGAATATGTTGCTGCAGATACAGCTCTTTCATCATCGGTATTAGCAACATACATAAAAAATACAGGAGGAGTAATAAGTGGATCACTTATACATTCAGGATCATCTCGATTCTCAGGTTCTCTATACCATGAAGGAGGAAATGTAGTATCATTTAACGACGATACAAGTTTAGTTCAGTTAGCTAATAGAATACAGTTCAGATGTTTACCAAGTGGAAGTTTAGTAACTGGAAGTTCGGTATCAACGATTAAAGGTCATTTAGGTACAACAATTGCAGATGATCAATCTACAATAGTCTCTTTATACGGAAATACAGTTAATATAGGAGCATATCAAGATGCAGACGAATTTACTCAAAATATTGTAATGGGTTCAACTGGAAGTCTTATAGACATTTCAGGATCAATTGTAATACATAATACATTAAAGTTAGGTAATTTTACCAATGTATCAGCTTCATTAGCAACCGTAACTGACGCTCAATCATCGAATGTTTCTCATTCAGCTGGAATAGTAGACTTACCAGGTAAAAAGATACAGTATACTAATATGTATGCTACAGAAGGAGATTTACCAGCAGCAACTACTTACCATGGAATGTTTGCACACGTGCATGCAACTGGGTTAGGTTATTTTGCACATGGAGGAAATTGGGTAAAACTAGCTAACTCAGGATCTGAAGCATCTGCTATAAGAACTGAATATATAGCAGCAGATAGTGCAGCAATTGCCCCGCTTAATACATTCACTGGCTCTATTCAGACTGAAGTAAATGGTTTGTCAGCAGTTACAAGTTCTTATGAAACATCTGGTTCAGTAGCAGCAGACTATATAAGTATAGAAAGATTAAAAACATTCATTACAGGTTCCTATATAGAATTTCAAACTGCAATAGGATCATTATAATAAAAAAATAGATAAAAATTAAAGGGGGATAGTTGGTAGCTATCTCCTTTTTTCGTATATTGTATTAATATAATGACAATAGTGTCGTAGCACCACTTTAAAAACACGTTAAATGGAAAAGTTAAATAAAAAGGTTATGAAAGATCTCTATGATAGGGATACTAGAGAAAATGAATTCTACGCAGTAGAAGACTCAGATGCATTAAATGTAGCAGTTCAAGAATTGCCAGATGCAAAATTACACCAACGAATAAGCTTTATTAAATCCGCAATAAGACTAGGAGCATGTGCTTTTGGTTTCTTTGGATTCTTTGAGTTAGGATTTATATTATTATTTTTAGCGGAAATAGTTGGAATTGGTGAAGAATTAGTTTAAATTAAGTTATGGGAAAATATCAATCAACTAAAGTATTCGATGGATTCAGTACAGTCTTTCGACAATGGAAAGCCGAAACAACTCATTGTAGATTTCTACATGGGTACGGCATCTCTTTTAAATTATGGTTTGAAGGAGATTTAGACGATCGAAATTGGGTTTGGGATTTTGGAGGAATGAAAAGAGCTAAAACCTTAATTGATGGAAAATCACCTAAGGCATGGATGGATTATATGTTTGACCATACTTACCTGGTAGCAGAGGATGATCCATTTTTACCTGAAGCATTAAAGCTAGATAAGAAGGGTATAGCACAGGTTAGAATAGTACCTGCCACAGGAGCAGAGAAGTTCTCACAGTATATATATGAAAAGCTAGCTCCGTTCATAGAGACGGAAACTGAAGGAAGAGTTAAAGTTATAAAAGTAGAATTTAGAGAACACGGTAAAAACTCAGCATTATATGTCCCTAGGTAGAATAGAAGATTATAATAAAAACTTACCGATTGTAGAAATATATACTGCAGTCCAGTCAGAAGGAAGTAGAGCAGGGTACCCTACAGTAGTAATTAGAACTACAGGGTGTACTCATAGATGTTATTTTGGAGAAGGTGGCTGGTGTGATAGCTGGTATACATCAATACATCCAGATAAAGGTCAATATAACTTTAATGACATTATTAAAGCATATGAGAAAAATCCTCATATAAAAGAAATG